TTGCCCTGAAGAGATACTTTATAATCCCCGCTCCGCTGGCCCCTTAGCTCAGTGGTTAGAGCAGGCGACTCATAATCGCTTGGTCGCTGGTTCAAACCCAGCAGGGGCCACCAAATTTAATGATTAAAATCATGCAGATAAGCTACCCACTGAGGTGGCTTTTTTGTTTTAAAAATTTACTATTGGCAGCAAAATGGCAGCAGATTTTTCCCAACTTCCTTCGCTGTTGACTATCGCATACTAAACGAGTTGCCCTACTTACTGTGATTGAACCATCAAAAGGTGATCATTTTGTGTGTTCATATCAGGATGCATGGTAAAATTGATGCTTATTTAACTTGTGATCTAAACAGCACCTGAGTTGAAAATTAGGTGTTAGCAGTCACCACTTCTGTACTACTACATGAACATATAGGATTTTCATGTAATTCAAAACTTATCACTTTAATATTTTTAAGATACTAGTGAGAATCCGTAAAAACCACAAATTAACTGACTCCCTAGAAACTCAACCCATTACATGTCAAAATTTTATTAAAAAACCATTACTACAACCACCAATTTAACTTAAGAAATGGAATAAATATGAACATCAAACCTTGGGAAAAAAGACTTAAAGATTTGTCTCATTTACTAGGAAATTGCGCAGAGACTTATTTCGACCCCGATCTTTTCCGTTTGAATCTTAATCAATTCTTGCAAACATCAAGAACAGTCACTTTTATCATCCAAAAAAACAAGAACGAGATTTCAGGATTTGAAAAATGGTACCCAGAGTTTGTTGTTGAAAAATGGCGAAATGATTCATTAATGACTTGGGCAAAAGATTCTCGTAACACCATTGAAAAACAGGGTGACTTAGAGATGTTTAGTGAAGCTAGAGCTACACTCATATTCTCATATATAGAAGAACAAGACATTGAAATAACCACGCATGAAAGTTTAATCCACATCGGCATTAAGAAATTAGTAAGACTAGCTCAAAAGAAACTACCTTCATCAATATCAGGTGATTCAGTTATAAGATCCGAAAGACGCTGGGTGGCTAATACGCTAGAAAATTATGAATTATTACATGCTCTTACTCTAATCTATAGCCGCATTTACGATTGCTGTAAATCTTTAGGTAACCTCATAGGAAACCCAATAAGTGAAAAAATAATCACACCAACTTCGTTCGAGTCTTTAAGAAATGAAAAAAGACACGTAACCTATTTAAAGCTAAATGATTTTTCTACCGGACAAGTTTCATTTGATACTGTAAGATTCGATAACGAATCAATATCTGAATCCATTAAAGAGCGTCTTGATAAAATGGAAAAGTCAAGCGAGGCGAAATCTACAGAAGATTTGGTTGATAACCTTTCGAAGATTGCAGAGTTTAATTTTTTAGAGTATGGGCACCATATTCAGACATTATTCTTTTTCAGCAGACATCATCAAATAATTGATTTTTTAAGTACTAAATTTGACGACCAAGCAGATAAATATGTTTTTTGGCGTGTTGCTGCAGATAGAGCAAAAATATTAGATGCATTTGGATTTATTTGGATATCAGAACTTTGGTTAAGACGATCGGATCAAAATTTTAAAAAAGCAATACATAAAATGCCAATAATAGGAGAAAGATTAGAAATTATTGGAATTGACGCACATGACAATCAAAAAAGTATTTCATGGGAAATAATACGTAGCGACGATGCAGAAAAACCAAAATTAGCATCACTTAAAACAAATATAAATAGCGATGGTAAAGGTTACTTCATGCGGCCTGTTTTGAAAGCTATTGGCGGCAATATATCTAATTTAAATGATTGATCTTCCTCTCAAATTATTGTCTATTATCACTCAATAAGTTACATATTTAAGCCCGTGCTGCACGGGCTAGCTAGGCACCATAGCAATCATAACCACAATGTTTGCTGCTGATTTCTTCCCGGATGTGGTGGCACCGGTTTAACGCTACCCGGCTTCATGATGATCTCTGATATTGTTTCATGAGATTTAAACGTGCAGCTGCAATTGATGTTCTGACACTGGTTATATCGTTCTTTAGTTGTCGCTGATACCTGAAAGCTGCTGCGGGTGTGTGCGGCATTCCCGCACAAAGGGCAATTCATCATAACGCCGTCTCCAAATCCCAATTGAAATATATATTACTAAATTAAACCACTTTGAGATATAGCTATTCCATTTCAAGTGAATCTATTTTTACTTCTAACTCAATATCGGTTGTGAAACCGCTGTCCGCGCTAAGGCTGTGAGTCAGCGTAGTAATGATCCACTCTCCTTCATCAATCTGCCGCTTGAAGCCGCTGACCTTCACCGGCATTTCTGTATAGAGTTCCGCGCGTCCCTTCGCCAGCTGAATAGAAAAGGTCGCTGCACCGCGCTGCAGGCGTTCCCACTGCATTTTGGCAGCCCGCTCTGCATTGCCACGGTTTGCGTAAGTGCGGCTCAGTACCAGCACGTTTTCATCCGTGCCGATCAGGTAATCACCCTGTTTTGCCTCCGGCTCCTTCTTCTTCTTTGCTGTGGTTTTACGTCGCCTGCGCTTTACCTTTGCCACCGGCTTCTTTGCCGGTTCGCGGGTGTGCAGCCAGCTGGCGATCACGCCGGTGTAAGCGTCGCGGTCCGCCAGGGTGAAGCGGTGACTGTCTCCGTCCCGGCGCTGAAGGGTGATTACCGGCAGCGCCTTGCCGCTTGCCGTTTTACCCTGGCCCTGGCGGATAAACAGCAGATTTCCGTCCTTGACGCAGGCAACTGCGCCGCACTGTTTAGCCAAGCGCATCAGAAAGCTGGCGTCTGATTCGTTGGTCTGGTCAAGATGGTCAATTTCTGTTGCCGCAATGTCCTCACCCATTGCCGCCTTCAGCTTATGGCGCCCGGCAATATCCCGGACAATTTCACCTGCTGTGGTTTTGTGCCAGGACTTCTCACGCTTAGTGTTCAGCGTCTGCCGGAAGTCGGCGCTGCGCGCGCGCAGAGTCAGGCGATCAGGCGTGCCGCTGTGCTCGATTTCGTCAACCGTATAGCTCCCTTTCGGAAAAAGTGCCTCTCCCTGCCAGCCCAGCGACAGCGACAGCACGACGCCCCGGCGTGGCAGTTGCAGCTGGCCGTCCGCATCGTCCAGTTCGATGTCCAGCTGATCCGCCTCAAAGCCCCGGTTGTCGGTGAGCGTCAGGCTCAGCAGGCGCTTTTCCAGCGTCTGCGTGATGTCTGCGCCGTCCAACGTCAGGAGAAACGCGGGGGAATTTTGCTGGCCGTTAATCCGCAGGGTTGTCATCATGAGAATAATCCTCCTGCTGCTGCGCTCACCTTCCCGGCAGCGGTAACTGCTGCTCCCTGCATGGCAGACAGCTGATCGCTGAGGCTGCCGAACATATCCCCCAGCGATTCATCGGTGCGCTTCAGCGTCAGCGTGAATTCGATGCGGCGGCACACGCCGCTGCTGAAGAATTCCGCTTTGGTCTGACTCAGGCTTTCAATCACGAACATGCCGTAAATCGTTCCGCTGCCCTCAATAAGCGGCCACGCGCGGCCCAGCTCTGCAATCTGCTCCAGCGCGAACAGCGACAGTCTGCCGCCGGTAATCTCCGGCAGCAGCACACCGGAAAGCGTCAGCGTGTCGTTGTCCGGGCCTAAGAACTGCAGCGACGGCCTCACGCCCACGCGGCTGTTTGAGGGGAAACGCCAGCTGCGCTGATACTGCAGTTCCTGATAGGGCACCGTTCTCAGCATGAAAACAAATAAGCCCAGCGTCATCATCATTCCTCAAATCCTCCCCTGTCACGGTAACTGCTGCGGGCACGGGCCTGCGCCTGCCGCTCTTTTGCCTCAATCCTGCGCATCACCTCATCAACCAGATCCTGCTGGCTCTCTCCCGGCTGCTGCACGATGGTGAAGGAGGCGTGAATCTGCGGCGCAGCTCCCTGTGTAGCACTGCCACTCATGCGCGGTGCTTCCTGCCGGTACGCCTGAACTGGCAGGCTGAGAGGGTGCAGCGGCTTCGCCTCCGCTGTCGCTCCGGCACCGCCCAGCGTCAGCGCTGCCAGTGCTGCCAGCCGTGCAGTGCTCCGGCGGCTGGTCACGTTCGCCGGACCGCTGATCAGTTCCGGCCCGTTTTCACCAGCAACGCCGAACTGCCCGGACGGAATAAAGCCGCCGCTGTCGTACATGCCCGCAAATCCGGGGAACCCGCCCGGCGGCAGGGATATACCGCCGCCCGTTTTTACTGTTGCCGGTCGCGGCAGCTGCGGACCGCCTGTCTTATCGCCGCCTGGCTTCAGAAAGTCCGGCAGGTAGTCGGTCAGTGACGACAGCTTATTTTTAATCGCATCCCATTTCTGGCTGATACCCGCCATCAGGCCGTCAATCATCTGTGAACCCGCTTCCTGAAAACGCGCGGGCAGCGCCT